ATTAGTTCGTATGTTTCAACAGATAGAGTTAAAATCCACAAGCCTTACAAATATGCCTGTCCAGCAGGCACTAAAGATGGTATGTGTGGATCTCTAGTAGTTGATTATTCCAAAAGTCTTATTTACGGATTCCATGTTGCCGGAAACGGCACCACGGGTCTATGTTCAATGATATCACGAGAGGAAATCGAGGAAGCCCTTAAAAGTTTCCGAGGATTTATTCCTGCCAACCAAGGTGATTTGCAACTAGGCTCTCAAGAACTTGAGAAAGGAGTTGGTTTTGCCGATATGAAGGTTGGTGATGCATCCGTCGATAAAGAAATCGAGGAGCATAATTGTGTGATTGAAGGTGTTTTGCCTGGTCAGAGTGCAACGTTTAAGGATCCTTATATGAAGCACCCGTATCATGAACAAGTGGTTAGAGAATTTGGAAAGCCTACAACGGGGCCTCCACAAGAAGTGAATCATCCTTTCCATAAGAGAAAGGCACTCACTAAACTTAGTTCCCCAAACCAAGAATTCTCGCTCGATGAGATTGAATTCGCGCGACTTGATTATGTGGGGGATATTCTAACCAAAATTAAATCTTTACCCAAATCAGAGAGGGTAGAGTTAAGTAGAAAACTTAGCCTCCAACAAGCGTTGGATGGTATCTCTGAAAAGTCCTTGGGAGGGATTGATAATTCCACATCTGTGGGATTCCCATACCGAGGCAAAAAGATGAACTATCTTGCTCGTGACCCTCTAGACGAGACTCTTCCGTTAACACCAAGAGAGTTGGTTGAATATGACGGCGTTGATATCCGTCAAGAGGTGAACAAGATGATAGACACTTATCGGTCGGGCAAGACTGTCAGACCATTGTTTAAGTGTTCCATGAAGACAAATGAACTATTGCCTTTGCATAAATTTAAGGCTCGTGTGTTCATGGGAAGTAACTTCCCATTCCTTTTGGTATGCCGAATGTATTTGGCACCATTTATTCGTATGGCTGCGAGAAATAAATATTTATTTGAGTCAGCGAAAGGGATCAACATGGATTCAGTAGAAGCTGAGGAGCTTTATAATTACCTGAAAGAGAATGAAGAGCGCACAGTTGCTCTTGATTACTCTGCTTTTGATCAGACTATGTCTGTTCAAGTGTCAACAGCAGTTTCTGCTTGTATTATTGACATCATGCGGGAGTTAGGTTGTGATGAGGAACATATTACTGTTGCTCGGGGAATTTTGACAGATATCAATTACCCTAACCTACACTTCTTTGGAACAATTCTCCAACTAGCAAATAGTGACCCTTCGGGGAATCCAATCACTACTGAGCTTAATGGAGGAGTAAATTCCATTTATTTGCGCATCTTCTTTTACCGTATCTACCCCCATTTAAAGGGTAAAATCTCCTACAGACAAGCTATTAAAACTATGACTTATGGAGATGATAATATCTCAACAGTACCAGAACGTTACTCTAAGTTCAATGGTACAAACATTGTTGAGGAAGGAAAAAGAGTGGGCTTAACCATCACCATGGCTGATAAAGATGCAGCCGTTTCAGATTTCACACCATTGTGTGAGAGTGATTTCCT